AGCCCATAACACATTTGTCGTATCAACAAAACTGACTTTACCTGTCCCAAATCTCCGACCAATCTCAATGACTGAAAAGCCAAACTCTCTCTCAAACCGACAGAGTGATGACCAATCGAAACGAAGCTCTCTTTCTTTCCCATCTTTTAGAGTGATGGGGATTCTTTTCGTAGGCATATCTCCTCTCTTTCAACCTTAACTCGCAGATGGAGTCAACACTCCAGTTCCTTTGAGCGTAAAGCTAAGTGTCCCTGCGTCATCATGAGGCGAAGGCTCTGAGAGAGTGGTGAGAATACATTCTCCTGTCACAGTTATCGCTCCATCAGCAAGAGTAAGAATGACTGTCAGGGTCGAAGGAGACCGATTCGTGTAATGATAGAGAAGCTTTCGGTAGGCGAGATCGTTGAAGATATAGAGACCATCTCCAGAGACCTCCCAATCTCTGATCCCTGCCAATGAATCCTGCCACCACGAGGAATCCCTGCTTGTAGTATCAATCAACGCTTGGTTCAACGTGAGGTTGAAATTCCTGTTCTCAGCAAGCACCGCTCCGTCAATACTCAGAGACGCTAAGTTTCCGCTAACGGGTACATTAGGCATTTTAAACCTCCATTAAATTAGGTTGGAGCCATTTCGAACCGAATCCTTTGGATTCCATGTCGAAAGATTTTACCCGGCTCCGTATCGTCTTTTAAGATATCGGAAAAATCCAGAAAAACGTCAGGGTTGGAATATCCCGTTATCGTTAAAGTTGAACTTGTAATTGCCTGCATAATATTATTCATAGCATCTGCACAGGCTTTATCTCCTCTTCCAGAATCCTCATCGAACCACGAGTCAATCTGGATGATATTCTCTTCGGCTTCCTTATCTCTCGTCTTATAAGACAGCGACTCCCTCCCCACAGGCTTCCCTAACACATGATAAGGAGGAGTAGCGGTTATTGGAACTTCATTGTAAAAAGTATAAGTATTCGTCAAAGCATGGCCAGTCAGTCTCGAATAGAGAGCTGTCATCAACGCTGTAAATCCTAATCTCCTCGTTGGCATATCATCCTCTCTGATAGTGGTTTATGATGTTTCCGATCCTATGCTTTCCGTAAAAATAATTCTGAGGATATTTCCTCCGGTATTCATTATAATCATGGTCAGCAATTCCTCTCTGATGAACGGCTTTTGCTTCGGGACAAACGACCGCTTTCCACTTCGTCTCTTTCAAGCGAAGGAAAAAATCCATGTGTTCAAACCCTATCTTTATTCTAGCATCCCATTGAATATCGTCAAAAACCTCTCGTTTTGCAAGGAAGAAATTCACAACCTGATCCGCTTCCCAATAAAGAAGCCCATCTGTTTTAATAACATTTCGTATATTCGAGCGTCTAAAAAGAACTCCTCGCTCGATCTCAAGCCTCAGTCCGTTCGAGTAACTATTCCCTCCGAACTTTCCTCCCTGCTCGTCATAGATCATCCCGGCACAGATACCGATATCCTTATCTGAGAGAAGAACTGTTTTCATCTTTGAGAGAGGGTCGTCCTCTTCAATCACGATATCGTCATCCATCACGAGGACAAAAGGCTCCCCGATTTTCTTGAGAATTAGGTTCCTCCCGGCAGACAGTCCCGAGTCAAATGGCATTCGAAGTATCTTGTGTCCCTGCTTTCCTAACTCCTGATACTTATATTCTTTCTCGTTCGAGACTCCTCCATCGTCAGCGATATAGAGCCTGTAAGGATGTTTGATGTTCTGCTGAATAGCATCAAGTGTCTTTATGAGTCGAGTATCTCTCATGAATGTCTTTATCATAATGGCTATCTGACTGCCTCTAATTTCAATCCCCGTTTCCTCTTGTTGCTTCATTGTATAAAGACCGATAGGATTCTCAAGCCCCCATGATTTATTCCAATCGTTCCAGTAATATTTTATCCCCCACTTTTTTGCCAGGATAAGATATCCATCAAGCCTCGAGCGGTATCCATGATACTGAGAGTCTCTTGAGGAATGATGTTCTAGCGTCACGGAATCCGTATAAACGACCTTCCAGTTCGTATTCTGTTTTATCATGAGAAAGAAATCCGTATGCTCCGGGGTCGTGTGATAATTTTCATCCCACCGGATTTCATCCCAAATCTTTTTCTGCATCATGAAAACATTTATCACAATATCGCAATAGACATATCGACTTTCTCCGGTACGTTTCCATTCCTTTTTCGCTGTCTTTCGAACATAGACGTTATCTTTATCAAGGGTCAGGTCTCCCTCGTATTCCTGGATATCACCATTCTCTCTTTCGATTCGGCAGCCAACGATTCCGATAGTTTTCCGCTTCTCGAGGATCTCTCTAAATCTTTCAATCTTCGACTTCCTGTTGAATACGATATCATCCTCAAGGATAAAAACGTATTTCACATCCTTCGGCATTCTGTCCATTGCCTCGTTCCTCGCTCGACAAACTCCAGAATCGAAAGGAACCTTAATGAGCTTACAATCCAATTCGTTGCAAAGAAGATTCAACTTCTCACTCTCATAGCCGGAACTGGAAACGAATATCCTGATTTTAGGATAGAACTCGCGGATAGAACGGAGGCATTTCTCAAGCATCTTTTCCCTGAGAAGAGTTGTTATGAGAATACAGGTGTCATTCATAGCTTTTTTATTTTCCATTTCTGTAAATTTTAAATACATACTCGTGATCTTTATAATGAAAAAATGCCGGATATCGTTCGTTATCAACAATCCGCAATAGATTGAATTGCTCTGCAATGGATTTATCAACATCAAGCTTCGAATCTCCTCTCTTTCTCCTCTTGTAGAAACTTTCTTCTCCTTTCTGAGACTCTCCGCTAACACGAGGATAGTCATCAATAAAACGTAATACCAAGTCAACCGTTTTCTGACCTTGAAGTTCTTTAATCTCAGAATTTAACTCGTGACCTTTAAGCTTTATGGTGTCACGATAGTACACACATCCACTATCAACCTTCTCCACAGCTTCAAACAGGGATATAAAAATCTCGTTTTTGCCTTCCAGGATTTGCCAAGCCAAAGGTGAGAAACCTTTCCCTTGAGGCAAGAAGCTTGGATGTATAACAATATTGTGGGTGTTTCTATTAAGGATATGCGGTGGTACAATCTTTTCACAGGAGAGGAAAAAACTCATATCACCCTCGGGAATATCATCGTAAGTGCAGCAACGGATGAGTTGGTGGTTCCGAGAAATGATTCCCTCCAATGTGTCTGCAAACGGAACGATCCAACTTTCAGGATTGTCCGTCAGGAAAGATATTTTCCACATTATCTATTTGCCTCGGTATAAAATTTATACTTGCTTAAATCCTGATATGGGTCAGGGGGAGCAATGTTCTTATCTGGAAGCCATTGCAGAAGCTCTAATCCCCTTGCTGCCTGCTCTGGTGTCATATACATATTCCAACCCACCATTGCCAACTTGTCATCAGGCAAAGATTGTTCGTGCCTGCCGTCAAACCGAGCCCTCTTGAACCACTCGACAGCTTTCTCATCATCTGTTAAAATCATCCCTCCCCGACCTATCCCCAAAGGCTTGTGGGCATGAAACGAAAGGCAAGTAAGACGATTTTTGATATAGCTGTTTCTGCTAAGATTTTTCGCTGAATCTATAATATTTGTTTTTACAAGATAATACCAACCGTCAGGCTGCCAAGTTATATCCTCAAAGACTACACGACCACCTGCGTGGATAATACCTGCAGGAACCGAGGGATAGGTTATCCTGGGTATTATTATTTCGGGAATATTTATTACTTCACAATAAAGACAGCTCAGAAATATTGCAGCACTACCACTTTCAACCGATACCGCAAAAGAAGCACCTGCAAATTCCGCTATTGCTTCCTCGAAATCCTTCACTATTTTATATACATTCATTTTTATTTACCTCAACCATAGCTCTTTGACCACCTGAAACGCTTCTGCGTATTTTACATTTATTTGACTCCCACGGAACATCGCCCTTCCTTTGATTCCATGCAGCCAAAATTCTCCACTTATTTCCTGCTGAGAACGGTGAGCCTCGATACTTTTAATCTTCTTTTCGATCGTGTCCGAGATATCTACATACATCTGTGCGTTAAACAAGTCCGGCACGATACCTCCCGGCAATGTCTGTTCATACATATAGACCGAACACTCATTCATTCGTGAGGCAGCAATCACTCCACTCGTCAGGACGTTGTGATCCTGATGAGAATCCCCATTCCAATGAGTAAATATTATGTCCGGGTTATGTTCATATAAAATATCATCAATCTTTTTTACAAGCTTTCTACTGAAAAACAGATCGTCAAACTTCATATTTAACAACTTGATACCTATTCCCAAGATTTCAGCAGCAATTTCAGACTCCGCTCTCCTCACCGTTGTATCTTTCGGTAGCGTCATCACGATTCCCATAATATCGTGTCCTTCTCTCAAGGCTTTAGCCAACGTCCCACCGACACCTATTTCAATATCGTCTGGATGAGAACCGAAGGCTAAGATTTTCACAGCACGATCTCCTCGTAATATCTCAGAATCGTTTTATCTTCGTATGTCAAATCCTCTTCACTTATGGTCTCCTCGTTGTATAGCTTCAGAATCAAATGAGGAATATTGACTCCTGAGAGGGCAGTCATAATCGTTCCCCCTCCCATCCTGGGATTAACTTCGATGAATTTCAAAACGCCATCTTTATCCTCCTTCATCTGCATACAGGACGGTCCCTTTAATCCGAGATATTTGGCAAGCGACTTGCAAAGATTTTCCATCTTCTTATCTTTTAGAACTTTACCCTTAGATGATATCCCTGCCTTTGTTTCGATCCTTTCTCGTGGTACGGCACAGAGCGGCCGGCCATGTAAATCCGACAGCACATCGATCGTGTATTCCTTTCCCGGCAAATATTCACAGACCAACATATTCTCATGTCGCCCCATGATATGTATCACCGTGGCTTCTGATCGGCATATATAAGTGTCTCTACTTCCTTTCCCATAAATAGGCTTCACGATAACCGGATAATCCTGCCCCACATTGTGGTGTAGCGAGAAGGCAGCAAGAGGAAATTTACCTTCTATTTTCGTATAGAATTTATATTTACTATCACAGACCTTGACCACAGGATAGTCGCTAAAATAACAGACAACTCCCATCTCACTTAATATATCTCTATGCAGGGAAAGAGGAAGAATATCAAATCCACTTGTTGGCATAATTAAATCAATCTTTTCTTTCTCGATAATTTTACGAATCTCTCCCATGAACATCTTGTCAAGTGCAGGGGAAACAACATAATAATTATCAGCCAGATGAAACCCTGCCGATAGTGGGTTCGAGTCCACAGCAGTTATCTTGACATCAAGCTTTGCCATCCGCAGAGACTTTATCGCACCAACGGCTGTCGAGCCTCCTGCACCTGATATCAAAACATTAACTTCTTTCATGCAAGCCTCTTAGCCTTTAATTCCCCTTTATAGTGAACAACATAAGCGTCTCTTGAGTCTTTTGGTGCTGCTCCATAGAGTCTCCGCTCGAGTGGTAACACTTTATAACCATGAGCTTCATACACTTCTCCAGGGCTGATTTCATATCCATCATC